CGCAGCCCCGTCTGCGAAAAAGCGTAGGCGCTAATCGTTCTCAATCGGGGTTCCGCTCGCGGTGCGCGATCCGGTTCCACTGATCGAGCCACCAGAGCAATTCGGTTCCGGTGATCTCCCAGCACTCGCGCGGTCCCCACCCCCAAAGGCGTGCTAGCTCGGCGGTAAGCTCTCGCCAATTTGAGGGTAGCCGCCGGACAGTTTCGCTAAAAAATTGAAGGCCTCGCGGATCACCGAGGCGGGCAATCGTTCGATGACCTGGCGCGGCTCCCCGGAGGCCTGGCTGATCAGCGCCAGTTGAAATTTGCGGAGCTTCTGCGGGTTGAGATCGCCGGTAAGTTCGCCCTCGGCCAGTAGCAGCATCCGGCCGGTCGGCTCCCGCAGGTGCAACACGTCATAGAACTTGCTGTCCCACTCGATCGGCGGATCGAGGGTGATATCGAGGGTCCGCGGGATGCCGTCCTGGCGACGGGCTTCGACCGCGGCGAGATCGCCATTGCCCTGCATGGCGGTCATCACAGCGCCGGCGGCGGTGGCGGCGCCGCCTGCAGATAAGTCCCGCCGTATTGCTCACTGACGTTGATCCCGTCGAAGCGCACCACGAAGGTGCCCTCCTGGGCGCGGACTTCGAGCGCCGACGTGTTCCACATGTTCGACCCGCCGACGATCTTGCCATTGGCGAGGGTAACCAGGACCTCGACGCAGCGCATGTCATTGAAGGCGCCGACCGAGTTTGCGCCACTGTCGCGGAGCGTCGCCTCGACGTAGCCCTGTATCGGGACCTCGCTGAACCCGTGGACGCTGTCGAGGCCCACGAGGGTTTCGCGTTTCCACACCGCCGGCGACCAGGTGACATCCGACACGACCATGTAGCTGGTCCCGTCGATAGTCAGGCTGGTGATGCCGGCCAGGCGTTCACAAGTTGCCATTGCCCACCTCCTACGACTTCCGGAACTGCATCAGGATTGCGATCTGCCGCAGCTGGTTGACGAGGTCCACCGGGGCGAGGACCTTGACCAGGCCCCCGCCGGCGTTTTCGACGATCAATCCGGCCTGAAAATTGGTGCTGTTCTGAACATAGCCGGCGGCTTCGAGCGCGCGATACTCGCTACAGATCGAGGCGGCAATCATCGTTGTGGTGACGCAATTCGAGCCGGGCTGCACCACTGTCTGATCACTGACCAGCTTCTTGCGCGCGTAGCGGGTCAAAAGATAATTGGTCAGATCTCGGGCCACGAACATCAGCCCATACATCGTTTCAACGTCGAGATAAGAGTTGTCCGGCGCACCCGCGGCGTTCTGCTGGTACGTCGTGCACATCCGCTCGATCGTGACGATGCCCGCGTCCGAGACGCGGAAGGTCGAGATCCCGTCGTAAAGGAGGGTATTGCGCTCGGCGAGGGTGAAGCGATCGGCGATCGCGGGCGGTCGCAAGGTGGTCCCGATGTATTGCAGCGGCAGGCCTGGATCGACGCGGAGGCTCGCTGCGCAATAGCCTCCGATCTGCGCGGCCCAGATCCACGGCGGATCGATTGCGTTGAAGTAACCCATGACCGAGACGTGCTGGTCATTGCGGCTGTTGCCGAAGGTGGTCAAGGTGCCGAGGGCGCCCTGGCGCGCGGTGAAACATCCGCCATAGAGCATTTGCGCCCAGGACCAGCGCCCGTTCGCATCCGACAGGAAGTTTTCCATTGCATCAAGGTTCGCCGTGTCGGTGAACGGCATGATGATGAAATCGAAGGTCTGATCGGCGAGGTTTGCGAGCGCGGTCGAGATGTCCGGATCGGTGGTGCCCCCGGTCGGCTGGTCGATGTCGATTGTCAGACCGGCCGGCGTCCACTCGCCCCCGGAGACGCCGAGATAGTTCAATCGGATGTCGATCTCGTTGCCGAGCGCGCCCTTGAAATTCGCGGTAAGGGTGACATTGTCCACCCCCGGTCCGCCACTGGAGGCAACGACGATCGCATAAGGGTCCCGGTTGATGACCGAGGCGAGCTCGTCAGCGATCTGATCCGCCCCATTGTTCACATCAACGCCGACCTGATAGAGCGTGCCGGCGATATAGACGTTGAGCGTCCCGGCCTCAGTCGCTGGGCCGGTGATCGTGATCTGGCCGGTCGCCGCCACCCCGGCCGGGTCATTGTCAAGAGGAATGATCCAGAGATCGGCGAACTGATCGGCGGCGAGGTAATTCTCGACCATTGCAGCCAGCATCGAGTCGACGCCGGCGAGCCGCTGCACCTGGACCAGCGATTGCACCTCGTAGGCCTGGTCCGGTGTGCCGGTGCCGCCGGTGGTGCGCATGCCCATCATCAGGGTGCGTTGCAGCGCCGTCGCGGTGTTCGCCTGCGACGGGTCCATTTCGACGAAGACACCGGGGACCCGGTTCGATGACGGGTAATAGGTGAAGTTGATCCCACCGTCCTGCGGCATGGTCAGCCCTCCTTCGCGCGGTGATGTCCGCGCGCGCGATGCTCGGGCGCGGGCGGGTCAGCCTTAATGACGTCACCCATGCGCAGTCGCCGGCGCCAATAGAGATCGAGAGGCTCGCGGATCTCGCGGCCCTCCTCGGGCAATTGGCGCATCGTCCGCGGGTCGCGCACCAGGCGGCCCGGCGCAGGCTTCAGATACATCGCTCACTTCTCCTTTGCGGGCACAACGAACGGACCCGGCGGCCACGGCTGGGCCGGCGGCGCTTCGCCATCGACGGTGTCGATCTCGGCGATCACGGCGGGCAGACCCTCGGGGAAAGGATCCCTTCCGGGGACCTTCCACATGTCGAGTTCGATGCCCTTCAACGGCACCGAGTCCGGCTTCCAGCCGGATTGCTCGGTCAAGATCGTGTTGAGCGCATATTCCCATTGGTAGAACAGGCGCGCGCGGTCGAGATCGAGGAACCGGCCGCCGGCGAGCCAGTAGCCTTGGCGGCCGACCGTGAGGCAGGGGATCGGTTCCCAATTGAGGATCGCCGAGTTGAGGCAGTCCTCCATCGCCTCGGCGTCCATTGCGGCCTGTTGCCCGCGGCGGTCCGCGGTCGCGGCGAATTCGACGATGACGCCCATCGTGATCCGCATGTGCTCGTAAATCCCGGTCATCGATCCGGGTCCGTCAGCCTCGGAGCCGAGCGGCACCACGTAGCCGAAGGGGAGGCCTTTCGGCGCGGTGTTGTAGTCTTCGAGGCCCCGGCGGAAATCGGCCGCACCGGCGACGCGGTTGCCGAGCAAGGCGCAATAGGACCGGATCTGTACGATCGTCGCGGCCATGATCCCGGCCTGGCCGGTAAATCCGTTAGACACTTTTCGTCTGCCGCCAAGTCAAGGCGTGATCGAGCGCGGCCCGGACGCGGCGGTCGAGTTCGGGTGCTTCCTCGGCCATGACGCGATCGAGCGACGGTCGCGGCAGCAAGACGCGGGTTGTGTATCGGCCGCGCGCGCGATGGCGGCGCCGGCGCCCAGCTCGAGCACCGGCACCCGGTTTTCCCCCATAGGGGTTGCCCCCGCCATGCGCCCCGGCTTCGAGGAACAGCGCATAGAAGGCGCGCTCGCGGACGGCGAACCCGTTGCCGTTCTCATAGGGATAGACGCGCAGCGAGCCGCGCAGCGTGCCCGTGACGCGCACCGGCGGCTCGCCCGGCGCCGAAGCGTAGTAGCCCTCGGCGCGGTAGGAACCGCGATAGGCGGACCCGCCGCCCCCGGCATAGTAGCGCCCGCTCCCACCGGACTGGCTGATCAAGCGGCGCGTCTTCGCCGCGATCTCGTTTCCGGCGCCGCGCATCAGCGCCTTGAGCCCGCGCTTGTCGAGTTCGACCTCGCCCCATGACGTGATCTGCAATTTGAGCGCACTCAATGCAGCGGCGGCGGCGGGTTTTCACAGAAGACGGCGATCCGCTCAGCGTCGGTGTCGCCGGTGGTCGTAAAGTTCTTTTCAAGTTCGCACTCCAATTCGAGGAACCGCTTGCGGCCCGCATATTCTTTGCAGCGGCGCACCCGGTAGGCCTCGGTCCGGAAGGTCCCATCGGTCGGCCGCACGGTGGTGCGGAAAATCACGTGCACATTGTCGAGGTAATCGAGCCAGCGCAGCCGGATCATGTGCGTGATCGGCGTTTCGATCTGCATCGACCCGTAAAAGGTGCTCGGATAAGTCGGCTGAATGTCGGCGTGCACATCGGGACCGACGCGGACCAGGTCCTCGGTCATCCCCGGCGAGTTCGGGTCCGCGTCCATTGGCCGGCTGTAGAGCGAAACCTGCCAGCGCAGCGACCCGATCCCCGTCTTGTAGGGGAGCGAGCCGGACGGATTGTCAGGCATAGCCCATGTCTGCGAGTTCTTTTTCGATCGCCCGCGCGTGGCGCTGCATGGTGTTCACCAGCCCGTTGATCACCGGCGGATCGTCAAGCGGCGGCCGCAACCGGATTTGCACCGGCTCCAGCATCTCGGGCTCTTGCCCAGGCGCCGGTTCGGGTGGCGGTCCGGGGATGCAGTAAACCCCGCCGAGCGAAGCGCCGGGCATCGACAGGACCGCGATCGCTTGATTGAGCGCGGCAAGCTGCGCCTGCAGATCGGAGGCCTTCGGAATGTCATCGACGGTCGGCTGGGCCATCAGCCGGCGAAGCTCCAAAGGCGATAGGGCGTCATGATCGAATAGGCGGCGTCGGGCATCGGGCCATTGACATCACCGCGGTTCTCATAGAGCGCAGCGGTCAACATCAGGATCGCGTGGCGGATCAACCACGGCACGTCGTCGCCGGTGTCGCCATACCCACAGGTGTAATCGACCTGCAGTGACATCGACGGGATCATCGGCACCAGCGGCGCCTTCAGCAGGATCAGCCCCGGCTCGACCATGAGGTTGAGAACGTAATCGGTGTCGGGAGTAGCCGGATTCATGTCGTCGGGAGGAAACCCAACCAGGACTTGCTTGACCGAGACGCATGGCGCGCGCGGGATCGCGATCGGTTTCCGGATCGTCGGCGGCCAGTTCAGCGGAAAGACGATCAGCGATTGCGGGACCAGCGGGCTCGCAGTGGGCGGCGGCGAGGCGGTCACGCTGAACAGCAATTCTTGCGTGATCAGCGCGCGATCGAGCCAGGCCTCGACCATCGTCCGGGCGGTGGTCGCGTACCCGGTCAAGAGATCGTCGTCATAGTCGGAGTCGACGCGACAGTGCCGCTTGACCGTCTCAATATCGATCGGCTCCGTCGCCGGCGGCGTGACCACCCGCAGCGAACCGAACATCAGTCAATGATCCTCGTAGCGGCGCGATGGTTAGAGAACGAAGTCGTCCTCTTCCGGCTCGCCACCTCGGCGACGCGGCGGTTCGCCTGGCGGTCGCATCGCGGGGAGCGCCCCAGGCGGCGGCGGATCGCCGGCGACCCAATCGACGCGCTCGGCGATCCCCCGGTTGACGAGGCTCGCCGAGTTGCGCGCGGGAAAGGTCGCGATGTCGCCGGCGAAATACATCTGCCAGCGCCGCAGAAAGCGCACGGTCAGCCGGGCATTGGCCGGGATGCGCGTGCCGCTCATGCAATGCTGCCGCTACGTGACGATGGCGGTCCCGAGCGGCCACCGCGCGGTCCGTTGCCACCTGCAGGCGGTTGCGGCGGGCCGCCACTCCCCTGTTGGCCGGCTTCGAGGCCGCCCGGATAGTTCGTGCCCGGCAGCGGATAGGGTCCGCCGCCCGGATTGCTGGTGAGGGTCCCGGCAAAGGCGGAGGTACCCACGGTCGCGGGATCGTAGACGGTCGGCGCGGCGTCATGCGTCGGGTTCGAAGGCCAGGCCGCTGGCGCGTGCGACCAATGCGGGTTGAGCGGCTGCGTCGAGAACGGCGCCCCAGGCACTCCGGGCAGGCCCGAGAACATCCAGTCGGAGGTTACACCGACCGCGAGCGACTGAAGGTGTCGCATGTTGAAATCATGCTCCGAGATCACCCGGAACAGTGATTGATCGCGCTGGAAGGTCGAGACGATCTTGCCGTCCGTCCCATAGTAGGCGGCGACATCGGACGCGTCGACCATGACGTTCAAGGTGTCGGCGATCACGGTATCCGCCATATCGACAAGGTAGAACTCGCTCCCGTTGCCGGTCCCGAGGTTCGTCGGGATCTGCTGGCTAGTGAAGATCGGGAAGCCTTCGAGCGTCCCGCGCGCGACCTCGTCTTTGTAGTAGAACCCGCCCACCTGGTCGCGGCGGGTGGCGATGTATTCGACCAGGGTCGGCGCAAAGAACCAGGCCGGCCGGATCATCCGCGACATGCCATTGATCAGCAGCAACTTCATCGACGCGAGCGCCGAGACCACTGCATTGAGATCGGCACCGGCCGGCGGCGTCGCCCCCAACGCGGGCACCACCAAGAGGTTCGAGGCGAGCACCAGCGAACGCCATCCGACCGGGCCTTTGGTGGTACCATCCCCTCGAATGAAGTTCAGGTCCTCCTTGCGGGCGATGCCCTGCACCAGGTCGTCACGCACGATGCTTTCAACGCCCATCGGCGCGCGCCGGATCAGGTCATTCGAGACGGGAACCATCGCGGTCAATTTCTTGGCCACAAAGTTCAGATCGTCGAACTGTTCCTCGGTCACCGAGATGTCGTCCATTTCGCCCTGGTAGACCGCGGTCGAACCCCCGGCGAGCCGCGGGATCGTCAGATTGCCCATCGGCATTTGCATGGTGGTCGGACCGGCGGCGCGCACGACCACATTCGCGCGCAAGAGTTCGATCAATTCGGCGACGAAGTCTTGCGGGATCAGCGCCCCGCCCTCGGCGACGACCGAATAGTTGAGCGCCTTCTCGACAAACCATTTCGTCACTTCGTCATCGCTAAAGGCGTTGTCGAGAAACTCGGCCGCCTTCGCCATGCCGTTCCATTTGGCGTGCACCAGGCCGATCATGAAACGCGCGACGCGGAACCCCTTCTCAGTGTGGCGCGGCGTCTTTCTCGCGGCGGGATAGACGCGCAGGCCTCCGCGGGTCATCGTCCCGTAGCCTGCGGTCCGCGGCGCGGGATCGGCGAGGCTCCGCAAGCGGGCGGTCATGCCCGGCCCCCGATAGCCCTTGTCGTCGTCTTTGTCGTCATCATCCTTCGGCTTGTCCTTGTCGTCGTCGTCCCCGTTCTCGGCCTTGGGGATGGCGGCTTCGACGGCGCGCTCGTAGCGTTCAATGCGGGCCTCCAATTCTTGAAGCTCGGCCATGATCGCCTCGAAGGCGTCGCTGTCCTCCTTCGTCATCGCCTCGCCGGCGGGGCGGGTAAGGTCCTTCTCGGTGAAGGGTTCAAGCTGCTTGCGCAGCTCGGCCCGGCGCTGTTTCAGTTCGTGCACCCTCTCGCGGATGACCATGCTGCGCTCCTCTGGTGAATAGTCGCGTTCGCGGTAAGTCGAGTAACAAATCGCGGCGCGTTGCTCCTGGTCGTATTCCTGCATGTTGTCGTCACCCATGCAGCGGCTCACAAAGTCGTCTTCGCTCTCTCCGGAGCGAGGAGTCGGAACGGGCATCACCACACCCCCAGCATGGCGAGACGAGCTCGGCGTTGAGCCTGTCCCCGCGAAAGCGGGGAGCGCCGATCGGCGGCGTCGAAGTGCACGACCTGGACAGGTGCGGGGATGATCACACCCGCGCTGTCATTGTCGCGGTCGGTTCCGGGCTCGATCAGGGCGTCCGGGTTCGACGGCACCGGGCAGATCGAAAGCTCGACGAGTTCTTGCTCGTGGAAATCGATACCGGGAAACCAGCCGACGCCGTCGTCGCGGTCCTCGCTGAAATCCCACTTGAGCGGGCGAAACCCGACCGATGTCGCGGACAGGTACCCGTCCCTGATCATCGTATAGATCATCTCGGCGACATCGCTCGCCTTGCCGTAGCCCTCGGCGGGGAGGAACTGGACAGCGGCGTGAAGGCGGGTGTCGTCGCGGCCGATATCGACCACCTTGCCGATCGGCGGCTCGTCGGCGCGGTGCGCCCAGAGCACCACCGGGTTTTTCGCGAAGTTGTCGAGTTGCCAGCCGGCGACGGCGACGGTGTCGAGATCTCGATCGACCGCGGCGGTCGAGATCGTGAAGCGCGTTGTCCGGTTGTCGATCTGCTGCACCACGTCGACCATGCCTTTGCGGATCCCGACGAGCGGCGCGGTGCGGATAAGCCCGGCCTTGGTGCGCTTAGCGCAGATCGATTTGAACTCGCAGCTTTCGAGGAACCTCATTCGTCGCCCTCCCCTTCGCCTTCGCCGGGGCTTGGCGGGCGCGGCATGCCCGCGGAGCCTCCGGGCAATGGGTTCCCGGTGTTGAGCGGCACCCGGTATTCATCGCCGCCGGGGATCGGGTTCATGTTTTCGAGGGCGCGGACCTCGTTTCGGTTCATGAACCCGTTGTTGAGTCCGATCTGGTAGCTCTGATACCGGCGGATGGTGTCCCCGCGCAGAAGTCCGGTGTAATCGAAATGCGTCTCCCACTTCCCCCACTCGCGGCGGGAAAGAAGCTGATCGTTCATCATCCCTTCGATCTGGTCGGTGGCTGGGCCTAGACAGTCGTCGATGTAGGCCTGCTGCATTTGTTCCAAGTTGTTGAAGGTCGCTCGACCGTATTCGGCGAGCTTGTGCGGCGGGACCCGGTACATGCGGCAGATATCGAGGACCTGGAACTGTCGGGTTTGCAGGAATTGCGAGTCCTCGTTGGTCAGCGCGATCTTTTCGAAGGTCATGCCCTCCTCGAGCACCGCGGCCTTGTGGGCGTTCTGCACGCCCCCGTGAGTGTCGCGCCAACTCTCGGCGATATTGTCGCGGGCCTCCTTCGAGAGGCGGCCCGGATGCTTGATCACCCCGGACACCTGGCCGCCCTGGCGGAACAGGATCGCCCCGTGCTGCTGCGTCGCGAGCGCCAGGCCGATCACGTCCTGACCGACGGCGATCGGCGACAGGCCCAGGTACCCGTCCACCGACAGGTTTTTCATGTGGAGCATGTCCTCGGGCGGGAACCAGCACCCGATCCCGATCTGTCGCGCATTGACCAGGTAGAAGGGTTCGCCCGTCTCGGGTGACAGGCGCACGGTGACACGGTCCGGCGTCACCGGCACGAGCTCGATCGGATAGCCGTCCTGGTCGCGGATGATCACGGCATAAGCGTTGCCGCGAAGACAGTAGGCGGTGAGGTAATACGACCAGAATTGAAAGGCGGTCATCAGCCGGTTCGGCCGGCGGAACAGTTC